CACAGGTGGCTCAATAACAGTGCGATTTAATCTTGAAGGTTTATTTTGATACAATAACAAAAATATTAACTGCCAATTTTTAATGACATCATCAAATGTAGCAGAACCAGTGTTAATAAGAGGGAAAGAAACTGTGAGTGATTCACCTGATTGTGGAAAATTGTAAAATTTGGCTCTTTCTTGAAAGGAGAAACCAAAAGGTCGTTGTGCGATACCAGCAAAGGTAGCAAATTCAGCAATTCCGCTTGCAATACTAGCAAAAGGGCTTGCAGGTGAATCCTCACCAAATTGATTATTACTGCTATTAAGATAGTCCTCAAAATAAGGTAGTGCATAAGTGAATTTTGTTGGTTCTGTGATGTAAAGATCTTTATAAGCTTTTAATAGCTCATTGTTCATTAAGAAATTATCATCATCTGTTGCATTCTTGATGTCTTGTACAACTTGTGAATTACTGGCTATATTTTGAAATGTCTGGCTGCCTGCTTGCTGTAAATTAGATGCAAGACCTTGAAGGGTTTTAAAAAAACTAGAATTAGCTATGCCTTGTGCTACTGTTGAACTACTTCTAATGTAATCTATGACTCTAGATGTACCTTCAATGGAGGCACCAAATGAAGATTTAATTTGTGAAATTAAAGAGTTAGTTTTTAATCTTTTTTCTCTCAAATATATGGTAGGTACCTCTAATCTATTTGGTGTTCCTTTTTTGGAATATGTCCAATAGAAATCATTTACCACGTCAATAGTTGTGCTCTGGTCGCCCGGCGGTTTTAAGACAGGTGGGCTGCTCTCAAGAACTTGTTGTTGCTGAGTTCCAAGCAAATTACTGTTTGCGTTATTAACAAAACTGCTTACATTAGACCCAGCACCAAGAAGATTATAAAAAGGGTTTGAGCCACTGTTATCAATGGTGAATAAACTAGCTGCCATAATAATATTTAAGCAGGCATTCCTGGACTACGTCCTAACCGGCTTCTATAAGTTGATGCAGTATATGAGTCAACGTTAATAATATTGTTGTTCACAGAACTATTGAAGAAAGCGCCACCTGGTCCTGTTTGGTCTGCCATGGTTTCATTAGAGGATACAAGCTTTCCAAGCAGTTCTGTGTGTTTCCTGTTCTCAAGTACACTGCTTTCAGTTAATTTTTGTTGATCAGCAAAAGTTTTTTGGATCATCTCAGTAATTTTTCTGTAGTTGGTATCAATCTTACCCTCAATGGAGTCGAAGATGTTAGTTTTCTTGAAAGCTACAACAGTATCTTGACTGGAAAATGCAATAGGTGGTTGGTTGGGACGAGATATGAAGTCTTGCTGCACTTTTGCAGGTAATTTGGGGCGAGATATGAAGTCTTGCTGCACTTTTGCAGGTAATCCGGGTTGTGTTGGCTTAGGAACTGCAAGAAGATTGCCTAGTTTATCAAATTTTAAGTTGTTTAAATTTTCAATTGCTTGTTTGACATCATCCCCACCACCTGAGCCTATGGCTTTGAAGAGGTTTCTAATAGATTCTGCATTCCTATTCAGCCTATCACCATCTAATTGTTCATATTTTATAATAATATTATATGGCGATTCTTTGCCAGTAATTTTATTCCAAAATCCTGTAAATGTATCTGCAATTGTAGTTACACCACCAGAAATGGAAGATAATGCCAAAGCTCCTGCTAACTGGGTAATTGCTCCTGCTACTGATGATATTTGAGCAAAATCTATTGTTTCATATTTCTTAAATACATCTGGCAATTTTTCCCATGTATCCATAGTTGCTTTAAACATTTCAGCAATGCCTCTTAAGCCTAGAATGAGTGTGCCTTCAGCAGCTAGTAAACCAGCTGCACCAAATAATGCGGGCAATGGCCCAGCAGAACCTATTAAAGTTAATGCTCCCAGTGAAGCAATCAATCCAGCTACTGCGCCGCCTGCAGTTACTGCAACATCTCTTGGTATATCTTTCCATGGTTCTAAGCCCCATGCAAGCTCTCTAAGAGCAACTGCTAGGCCCGCGCCACCAACTATAGAAGCTATAAGAGCTTTGAACGCAGCAGCTGGTCCTATGGAAGATGAAGCTAATTTTATTGAACCAAAAAGAGCAACCAATGATATCCCGGCTTTTGTCATGGTCTCCCAATCAATGTCTTTGTATTTTGCTATGGTATCTGAAAATGTTTCAAAAGATTTTGCAAAAGCAATTAAAGTAGTACCTAAAAGAACAAGATCTATTGACTTTAAGATGTTATTAAGATTGTTGATGGCTGAAGCTGGCGATGTAAAAGCATCAGCTACTCCTTTAACTGTTTGAATTGTTTTCCAGGCAGCGTATAATGCTAAAAACGCACCACCTATTTCTAGAAGTTTTTTTGGATCGGTTTCATTAACAAACGCTGTTATTTCTTTCCTAATATCAGGAAAATAATTTAAGAATATGGAGACCATTGTAGGCAATAGGTTAATTAAATTGTTCAATGGTTCAATAGCTGCCCGAAGAAACGGTAGAAATAAATTTTTTAAAGTTTCACCAATTTCTGGTAAATTTTCTTTGCCAGATTTAAAAATAGTATCTATACCTTTTGAAATTTTTTCTATATTTTTTATAGCATAAAATAATAAACCTATTGCAGCTACAGATAAAGCAAATGTTTTTAATCCGTTCAATAAGGAGACAATACCAAGAGCTCCTTTAGCTAAAGAACCAAATAAACCGCTTTTACCGTCAGCAGCTTTTTTAGTATCTTTTGAAAGTTGTTCAAAGAAATCAGGAAGAACTGTTTTTAAGGTTTTTTCTAATCCTTTAAAACTTTTCTTATCTAGAGTTACTAATAGCGGAGTTGCCTTGTCTTTAGCATCTTGTTTTTTAATTGTGTTGGTTGTTAAGCTTAGTTCTTCAAATTCTTTTTTAAAAATTTTTGCTATTTTTTGAATTTTTTTCTTTTCTTTACCGGTCATTTTATCAGTATCTTTATCAGCTTCTAGTGCTGATGACATGGCAGCAGTAATATCTTTTTCAGAAAGCTGTTGAGGCTTGTTCTTGGCTAATCTATCTAAAGAAGAAGATAAGCTATCAAGCTTCCTCATTAAAACTTCAAAATCTTGTGGATCCATGCCTATTAATACTTAGTAAAAAGTATTAGTAGAACTATTCTTTAAAGAAGAAAGCAGAATCAATTGTTATGTTGTATTTTTCTTGTCCGTCAACTACTTCTAGAAGCTTTAGCTCAGTTTCTCTTGTAGAAGTTACATATTTAACAAGCTTATAATTAAGGGACATTGGTAAGGTTTCAAATGTTTTTAGCTTTTGATCAAAACTTAGTGTATTAAAATCAATTTTAATTATATCTGTACCGCTTTTAAAATTAATTTCTTTAACGTATTTTATCAACTCAATAACAAATAGTTCACCAATTACTTCACTAAGCTTTTGCTCATCTTTAAACTTATCAAAAAGTTTTTTTACTTCTAGATTTATTTTAGTATCTTCACTTAATGTAGGTATTTTTGTTGTTAGAGAGATATCACCTTCAGTCAATGGAGGGTGATCAAAACTTGTAGGTGTGTTTGCGTTTGTAGTAATACTGGTAATGGTTGTTTTAAATTCTTTGTCTTCTTTAGTCAGGGTAACAGTATCTCCAACAGATTTTCTGCGTAAATTAAGAAGTATGAGAGGTTTATCGGTAACAAGATAATCTTTTTGTTCTATTGCATTTGTTTTAATTATATCATTTGTTGCAATAGAAAATGTTAGAGATGCAAGCAATCCATCAACTGCAGTTTTAATTATTTCTTTTTGCTGTTTAATATTGAGTGGGTAGAACTTAGCCGTTGCTCCTGTTGAAGGAATATAGCTTTCTACTATTTCTGACGATACTATTTGTTTGAGTTTATCCAGTGAAGTTAAGTCTGACATTACTATTATTTAAACAGGGTAGCTATTTTGCAACATTTTTGCCAAGTGGAACACTCTTATTCTCATTAGCCTTCTTTATTTCTTCTTGTTCTTTTATGTAAAGATTTAGCATTAGTGTTGATTCTGCAGGTGTTAGCTCATAATAATCTGACAAGCTAGCATGAATTTTATTTGTAAAAATATATATGAGATTATAGAAATTAAGTAAATTATCTTTAAATACACTAGAGAGTAATCCAAAACCTGTATTTTTAAAAAGACTTAAATTAATTTGTTCTATTTTAAAATTTTTATCTTCTTTTATTAGTGTGTATTGATTTAATAATGTTTCTAAGTTATTAAAAAAATGTTTTGCTTCAGTAAAAATTATGCCTGGTAGATTGTTGATATATTCTTTTTTAGCTAAATTGTCTAACTCACTAAAAAATATAGTTTCATTATCAATAGTTAGATACTCAATGCAGCTTTCAATTATTTCATCAAAAGAAGAATAGTATAATTCTTTAGGTATATTGAATCCTACAACAATATTATTGTAACTGATATTATCTTTTAATTGTATTGTTTCAAGTTGTTTGTAAATTGAGTAAATGTCAATTTTTTTACTAAATTTAATTGTATCTTTGGATTCAAATTCAATATCTGGTGCAATACAGATACTTCTTAAAGTTAAGAGTATAATTAGTTTATCAATAAAATTTAAATTATTATATTCATTTTTATCAACAATTAAATCATATATAATAAAATTAAAATAATCATTTAAGTTATTAAAATCTTGATTTTGTATGAACTTGAGCAAGTTAAAATATTGTTTATTCTTGAGTTGTAAAACATTTATAGTTCTGTTGCCTGTAATCTTTATGGGTATAAAGAAATCTTTAATCACATTAATACTTAAAACAAAGTATTAAAATAACAAATTATAAGAAGGCGTAAGGGTTTATTGAACCAATACCGTTTTGGAAAGATGTAATTCTTGGAATTTGGCCATTGGATATTCTATTGACAATATCTGCAACAGGCAGATACAGATTGTTTTCAACAGTATAATTGCTGTATGTCCAGCGTGTGTTGTAAATCTGTTGCTTTTCATCAGAATACTCCAGAGTCTGTGTACTGATACTGTAAGGAGCACAATTGTAAAAAGTATACACTTTGCGAGGTATCATAGACACACCATTGTATGTTCTGGTGTACTGTAACAATGTCATGTTGGCTTTCATGTTGTACTGGTCTTTTTTTCCTGGTCTGTCACCGGGTCTAGCAGCTAATCCAAAATGAGAGGTAAGAATTGTCCAAGGTCTCAAGACAAAGTCAACAAAAGAAGTATTTGTTTCGCGAAAATCAATTGCTAATTCAGGAAATGTGTCTGTTCTTCTGCCTCCTAAAATACCAGGCAGAAATCCTCTGTTGTTTGGTACACTGATTGCTTCAGGAGCAAATTCCTCCACAGGAACTGTAACAGAATATGCAAATAAGCATCCAACTATTTTCTGCAATGGGTAACTGTTTAAAATGGTAGCAGCTGTGGATATATCAAAACCTTTTTTACTGCCATCTATTCTTTCTAATCCTTGTATGATTTGTGTTCTTATGGCCACTGGATAGTTGTCAATGACAATAACCCATTGTGTTGACATGGGAATCGAGGTAAACCAAGATTCCATTTGTGTGAGAAAATAATCTCTAACACTAATAATGGGTACACCAGGAATATTGAAGCCAAATAAATTGATTGCTTGAGGTGCAAATAGTGTGTTGGTACCGGTACCCAAACCGGTAAAATTGTTTCCAAGTGAATTCAGTGCATCAGTGAGAGGGTTATTCACCTAATTATTTAAGAAGAGCCGTTATGTTTTGTATCTCGTTGTTTTGCACTTTTTGCATATGAGAGAGAAGCTCTAGCACCTCTTATGGCAGCTCTGGTTATAGGTTTGCTCAAGTGTCTTAATTTAATAAATTTAATTATATCAGCAAAAGGAATGAGAGATATTGCACTTATACCTGCATTTATGAGATGTTTTTTTCTTTCACTAGATTCTTTTGCAGCTGCAGCACGTAAACCGGAAATCATAACATTAATTGCATCTGCACCAGTGCCTATAGTGGGCTCAAAGCCAGCTACATCAAGAGCTATTTGAATAGTGTCCAGTAAATTATGTTTTCTAGTTAATTCTACTGATGGTTTTGATGCAGAATAATATTCCCTAAATGTTTGCACCTAATTATTTAAGAAAAGATAATATTTTAGGTAACATTTCTCCAATAGTGATAGGAGATTGTAGCAGCAAATTCAATGGTGTTACCAGTTCCATCAGAGATATTGTATGTTAGAGCTCCAACACTTCTCACTGAAACACCAACAAGCTGATACTGTGCAACTTTGTTCATTTGATTGTCTAGCTGAACAAGATCAATTACTGCAGTCTGATTGGGTGCAAAATAATTACCGGTGCTTGTGGCATCATTGAAGATATCCTGCGACCAGGTTTCAAATTTCTGACGGATTTGAGACTGTGCATCTGCATAGAAGGTTAATGTGTAAGCATCAGAACCAGGATATGTTGCATTGCCGGGAAGATTGAAGTTTAATCCCATGTAAGGGACAGAAACATTGGTAATGCTTCTTTCTGGTAATGAAGCTGTCTTTACATACACAAGATCATTATCATCAAATGTGACAGTACTTGCACCGCCAGTGCTAATGGAAAGTACTCTGAAGTTATAATCACGAGTAAACTCGCGATTCTGTGCTACTCTGTAGAAGTCTTGAATGAGTTGATTTACATCTGCCATATAATTATTTATCCTTAAGCAACAATCTCCTGGAAGTTAACACCGGTTCTTGTTGCATAGAAGTTAGCAAGAATATATTCAGCTGTTCTCACAGGCTTGATATAGATATCTATAACCAATGTATTGTCATCAATAACGGATGCAGGATTGTTTCTTTCATCGCAAATCAA